TTATAACAGGATAAGAGCCTCCAAGGCAGTTTCAATTGGAACAATTATGCCTTGGACTGGATCTTCTTCATCATCAAGTTTAACAGATGCTGGTATTCCACGGGGGTGGATCGTTTGTAGAGGTCAAACTCTCAGAGCAATTGACTATCCTCTCCTTGCTAGACTTCTTGGTAATACATACGGTCCATTTCCTGAACCAGGGGGACCATTTATTGGGATAACCAATAATTATCCTTTATATGATGAAAATGATGTGTTTAATCTACCAAACCTCAATAATGTTTCTATGGTAGATTTGGAGGGTTCTAGATTAGCTCCTAGTGATCTAGCAAAAGTTGGAACATACATCACTGAAAATGGATCTGATGCTGCTCCTTTGACGAATATTGTTTCTTATGTTGATGTTAACTTTTCCATTGAATCTGATTCACAATTAGCAGGTAAAATTACTGGCATCACAATTCAAGATCCAGCATACTTTGATACAATGAGGACAATTCCAAGAAAACTTGGAGTAGATCATACACCTTCACACTCTCACGCACAGCCAGCAGGTAGTCCTTATCCATCTACTTCTGTTGGTGGTGGATATGTTGCTCTATTTGAAGCTGGTAATTTTGATACACAAGACGCAGAATTCCAGACTGTAAGTTCTGTTGCCGTAAATCCCAATGAGGCAACAGCAGATAGATTTAATCCTGGAACAGCAGAAGTTACTTGGTATGATGAGGCAGGTGTAACACTTCCTGTTATGGATAGATTTCATGACTTTACAAGTGCTTCCGCTGTTGTTCCAGTAATTCCTGGCGCATCTAGAGCAATTCCATCATATGGTAACACAATAGATTACCAAGATCCTAATACTTGTATCATTAACGTACAGCAACCAGCAGTTACAGCACCATTCCCTCCCGCTGGAATATATCAAGGATTGAGAAATCACTATGCTTCAACTGATGTTCCCAGTGAACCAGCAGATAGAAGGGGTCAAAATGCTACTAAACCATACCCTGTAACATTAAACCATAATGCTGACACATGGAATTCTGAAGCACTAGCTTCTCATAATCATTTTACGGTCGATATTTCTATGAATAGGGGGCAGATGCGTCTCCCCGGCACAATCCTCATAAATAATATGACGACCGGAACTATCTCACCAGTTAGTGTTGATAAAGCTCTGAGCGTACAGATTAATCCAAATACTCCTTCGCTTACTACTCTGGTTATAATGAGGGCATTCTAATGGCAGTATTTTATAACAGAGAAAAATCTAAAGTAGGAACATTGACTGGAACAATTATAAATTGGTCTAAGCAATTATCTTCCAATGATCCTTCTGATAGACAAACAGTAGATGACTTGCCATCTGGATATTTGCGATGTGATGGTTCAATTTATTCTGCTGATGTGTTTCCACAATTAGCAGAAATTCTGGGCACAGGAACAGATTCAAGATACAGAAAACCAAATGTAACTCTGCTTCCAAATCAATTTCAGGTGCCCGATTTTGGATCAAAAAAACTAAGAGCATCTAGTGGCGCTAATCTTGGTGACTATATTGATCTTTTTATTCAAGACGATAGTGATAATGAAATTACAAAATCTGGTGTGGGATTAGAAGTACAAAGTAATATTGGGACTACCTACGAAATTCAATATCAAGGAGATTTCTTCCTACCAGCACAACAAATTGAAATTACAGGTCAACCAGGATTTACTCGTTCCACGGGAAATTATACTGAAAATACTGATGTTTTATCAAATGGTTTCTTACCACACGCACACTTCCACGATGGAACTAGAACTAGAGTTGCTGCTCCATCAGGAAATGAATTCTCTCCATTTGGAAGAAACTCTTACACGAGAAAATCAACTTTGTGTGTCTTGAATTGGGCGAATAACACCAGACAAGACCTTTGTTATTACCAAGCAACACGAAATTTTGCCGCAGACAGAGCTCTTCCTCCATATGAATCGAATGGTTTCTGTGAAAGAGTTATCTTCGGTGGTTGTGTTGCCGGAGGTTGCGGATTTTTGGCATCCAGCGAGTGCCTAATTCCTGCGGGATATACTTGTAACTTCCCAATGCATAGTGGAAGTAATGGAGGATGTAATGGTGGTGGTTCAGCAAACTCCTCTACTTGTGGAAATATAAATTATAGTGGAACTTACGCACAAAGGTGTAGTGGAATTCAGTTTCCTGGGTGTGCGATTGGTGGATTACTTGGTAGAAACTTATCTGGACAAGTACAGTTACAACCAAACTACACTGATTTGAATGTGCCTTTTGATGCTAACATTGATAGTGATCGTGACACGTATGCTGCTGTAAATAACGTTATCAACCAAACTACAGCATTTGGTAATGATGGAACTCATCGTCATTTTATTAACTTCAACGCCCAACCACATACATATGTTGTGAATACTAGACCAACTTTTATTCCATCTGCTCCACTGGTATCAACAATTTCAGTTGATGTAAATACAGAAAACAAAGCAGATCAGTTTATTCAGCCTTACATTGTTCAAGAGTTTCTAATAAAATACTAAATGACTGTCTCATATAGAACTAAACTATCCAATTATATGAGTGATGCTAATGGGAAACACGCTCCCATAGGATCTATTGTGACATCTCTTGTTGATGTTAATTCTGACAATGGAGTTAGATCTCCAGAATACTCATATAAAGGGTATCTCTATTGTGATGGAAGAGAACTTTTAATTAGAGATTATCCTCAACTCTATGCCGCTGTTAGAAATACGTATGGCGGAAATACACAGGTAACAAAAACTCAATCTTCAAATCCTGGGGGAATTAGAAGAAGTTATTGGATTAATAATAAGTTATTTTTTAATTTATACTATGATCCAGCAGTAAATTCAACTGTAAAGTTACCATATCCATATGGTACAAACTTTAGGATTACGACAGCAGGAACTGGTCGTGGTTCTTTTCCTGATGGTATATTTGCTCTCAATACATTTTATTCATTGGTTGCTCCAACCGAGAATGTCTCTGCTTTTTTACCAATTGATGGAACGGCTTTTGCTTATGAAGTACAGTTCCCGTCGTCTGTAAATCCAGCAACTTTAAATCAAGCTGGATCAACTTTAGATTTTACGCAAGGTGGAGTAACACATCCAAACATAATTTTCGCAAAACAATTTAATTTGAGAGATTATCCATATAATATTGGAAACTTTAGATTGCCGGATTACAGAGATAGAGTTATTGTTGGATATGGCGCTGTTGATGGACTTGGATCACCAACAGTAGAAAATGCTCTGGTGAATGCTGTAGGTCAAAAAGGTGGAATATGGTTTATCAGTAAAAATAATCTTTTGGATGGAGGAGTATTTTTTACAGTTGGTAATGTAAAGACGAGGGGATATACAAATATTACCGCAGATATTACGAGTTTTTTGACCGGAAATGTTCAGTTTACATTTGGACCACTTGATGATTATATTTTTTCGAGACCAGTAGAACACTTTCATTATCTTCTTTCTTCGGAACCAAATGAATCTTTCCTTGTAGAATTTTCAGGTGTTCCAGCGGATCAATACGCTGTTGCTTATAGTAAAACAAGAGCAAATGTTGTTCCTTTCGAACCAGCAAATCCAGGCGGACTTCCTTTGGGACATGCTCATGGTCTTGTTGGTTATTCATTGAATGATCCAAAACTTGCTACTATTGGAAATAGTGCTGGTATTGGTGCCACTGACGCAGAAGGGAATTATAGAATTACATCAAGTCCTTCTGTTTCTGTGACATCTATTACCTATGATGCTGGTAATAATGTTTGTATTGTTACCACAGCGACTAATCATAATCTTTCTGCTGGAAACTTTGTTACGATTACTGGCGCTACTCCATCACAATATAGCGGTTCTTTCCAAGTATTATCTTCTGGACTATTACAGCAATCTTTTCAGTATAGACCAACATCAGCACCAACTTCTTCTCCAGCTGGTGGATTGATTACAGCAAGGTTGGCAGCAGGAACTTTTGAAGAAGTTGTCGTAACACCAAATCCAATTGCTTACGTTGTAGATGCTTCTACAGTAATTGGTGGCAAGGAACAAACATTTGATATTCCCGGAGTTGGTGTTGTATTTGATTCTGACACGCTAACTTCCCCAGGAACAATTAATACAACTCCAATTCCTGCTTCAACTGGAGAAGTTAAGAGAGTTGAAATTAATTTAATTGGTCCTGGTGGCGGCGGTGCTGATAGCAATAGTGATGGTGGAACTGGTGGATTTGCTTTTGCTACGTTTAACGTCGATGGAAATGAATATACCATATATGCTTATGGTGGCGGTGGAGGTAGATCTGGTAATTCCGGAGGAACTGGCGGATCTGGAGGAACATTCTTAGTTCCTGCTTCTTTGATCGCTTTGGGCGATACTGTAGTTGAATTTGCTGGATCTAATGGAGCAAGTGGACAATCTGGCGGTGGAGCTGGAAGTTCTACATCTACGACTACTGGTGGTGGACTTGCTGGCGTTTCTGGTAGTGGTGGCACGGGAAGATCTGCTTCTTTTACTGTAACATCTAATGATCCAACTGCGACATATACTTCAAGTGGAACTTGGACTTTGCCTGCGTCTTCTCCTGGGGAGATTTCAACAACAGTAACTGTTAGAGCAGTTGGTGGTGGAGGTGGAAGTGGAAACCCCAATGCTAACTCTGGTTGTGAAGGAACTGGAGCAATTGGTGGTAGTGGCAATGATGGAGCAATTGTTACTGCTACACTTACACAATTACCAAGCACTTTAAGTTTTACAATAGGAAGAGCTGGAGCACAGGGATTTAATAATCGTGATGGAAATATTGATGGAACTGGATATGAGGCAGGTCCGGCTGCTGGTGGAAGTGGATCATCATTTGGTGGATCTGGTGGAACTGGCGCATGGGGTAATGGTGCTACTGGTGGTGGTGGTGGTGGTTCTACTGGCGTATTCTTTAATGGAGCAAATGCCATCATCGGCGCCGGTGGCGGTGGTGGTGGAGGTGGCAGCGGTGGTGGATATAATGGTGGTGGAACTACTGATGGATGTTATGCTGGAGGCAATGGTCAAGTAGCCGTGACAGATCTTACTGCTATGACGAGTGCCATGGACTTCAAAAATGGCGGTGCTGGAACTACCGGGGGTTGTTCTGCCGGTGGCGGCGGCGGCGGCGGTGGTGGCGCAGGTCCAACTGATGTGGCAAGTGGTGGGGTTGCTGGACAAGCTGGTGTTGGACATAATGGTAATGGTGGAGGAACTGGCGGAAGACGAGGAAATTCTGCTTATAGATCTGATTATTGTAATGCTACTGGAGGATCTAGTGCTGGTAGAGGTCCTAATCTTGATGGATATGTTCAAATTGATGTTGCTAGAACCTTCTTGAATTATGGACCAACCGGTGGAGCCGGTGGACAGGGGGGTTCTCTTAACTTGACAATTAAAGGAAGAAATATAGCAGTAACAGCAGGTCTTCAAAATGCTGGTAATGGCGGAGGATCTGGTAGTGCTGGAAATAATGGATTTGTTGAAGTAAGATATGTTGGACTAGAAGGTGGTGGAACAGAAACTGGCGAACCAACTGTTCCTTTTGCTAGATTTTATGATTGTGACGCTAGTGGTAATCCTCAGGGTGGACCACGAAATGATCAGGCATGGCAATCTTCTACATTTGATGGTATGATACCTGTCAGCCCAGGACTTGGAACAAATGCCACAAATAAATTCTCCATGATTGTGGGAGCAGGAGCACCAACTTATGGTGGGTTCTCAAACAGATATCTACCATTTACTGGTGGTCCTGACAATCGTGAGTACATTATTGGTCCATTTGATCTCACTGGTGTAAATCGCATCCGTTTTACTGCCATTAAAGGAACTAATTTCAACGGTGGGGCAACTCCAGAAGAAGACTTGATTTTATATTGGAGAAACTCTGGAAGTAATACAGTTAATCTATTGAATACCGTTGTTTCCTCTACTGTTACTAGTGGATCATGGCAAGAATATTTTATTAATTTGGAAGAAGGATCAAATGCTCGTGGAACATCTGTCGAATTGATCTTGAGACAAACAAGACCACAAAATCAGGACGATAACAACGTCGTGACAGAAGATAATTATGGAATTTCTATGATTACATTCTTCTATGCCAGCAGAACAGTACAACAATTTACTCCTGGAGATGGAACAACAATTTCTGGAATTGATGCTGTAACAAGAAACGTTTCTGCTATTGCTTCTGGTATAGTATCATCAGACGGTCAATTTGTTATGAGTTCTTCGACACCTGTTTCTACAACTGCTTTAGTTGTACCAGAAACAGACATTCCATTAATTACTAGATATCATAGAGTAAAATATTTAATTAAAGCTATTTAAATTATGTCAAACCATGAATATATTTTTCCAATCGAACATATGGTTGGGGAATTTGATAATTTTATTGCGCTATGGAGAAAATTTATTCCCCGGCAAATTTGTGAACAAATAGTTGAGAAGTTTGATAAAGTTCTAGAACATTCTGCTCAAACATGTGATGTCGGGAAAGAACAATTTCCATCTAGAAAAATGGGAAGAGATGATCTTCAAATCATATTGAATGATTATGATGTCAATCTT